TTTGTTCATATACTTCTGTGTAAAGCTTGTTTAAATCGTCTGTTAAATTTTCTATATTTTTCATAATTTATCCCTTCATGTAGATAATTGATTAATTTTTCTTGTTAATTTTAAATGAATTTTTTTTAATTCGATTAGTTGTTTTGGTGGTTCAAACTTAATTGGTGATTTTTTATTTATTAAATCTTTTAAGTACCAATCTTTTATATTATGCCTGCTTGCTTTATTTCTTATCTTTCTTTTAAAATTATTTATTGCATGACATTCCAAACAAATATTATTAAGACCATCTGGCTTTTGCCGATCTTTATTTAAATCTTTTGCCCCAAAATGTTTATTACATTCCCTACAAAGTCTTGTCGGTTCATGGCATAATTGCTGAACGTAATGTTCATCTAAATCTAAAAAACAAATCTGCATTTAAAATGGTATTTCATCATCCACAATTTGATCAGCAGGGCTTAATTCCGCACCTTCAATACTTGGCGGTTGAGGTGTATGCTGAATGGTAGGTATTGGTTTTGGTGGTGATTTACGCTGAATATAATCTATAGATTGTGTGTTAATAACAGTTAGCAAAGCATTTCTTGGTGAATATTTTTCTCCAGTTTTTTCGTTAATGCTACCTTCATTCAAAGCAATCACTACACAAGCTTCAAACCCATCAATTTCAGATAAAGATTTAAGATCCCTGACAGCTAAAACTTCAGGGCTTTCATCTTTGGAATTAATAGCATAATTATCTTCTACAATCCTTAAAAGCAACCCTCTCGTTCTAGGGATTGTCGCTTGTGTCCACCACATTGTATCCCAAAATTTTCTGCCTGCATATTGAGTATCAATAAGCGTCCATTCAAATTCAGTATATAAAGATCCAGTATTTGGTGTCTTGTAGATAGCAGGATCTTCATTCGGGATTGGATTAGGATTGTATTTAATTTTTAAAACCGCCCTTGCTACGTGTTTGTGGGGAATAGGTTCTTTAACAATTTTAACTGCATCAGCCACTTCATTAAGATTAAGATTTATCATTCGTTGTTCCTTTAATTTTTTCCAAAATTGTATCTAAATTTGCTATTTCAATTGGTTTTAAAATTCCGCTTCGATCTTTTGCAGGATAGCCAAATTCGTTGTCAGCAGACGTATAAAAAACCCGATAGATTTTCCCGTCTTTATCAGACTTTTTAAAATCCATTGTAAAAACTTCATCTAAAATGCCTGCTAATTCCTTGGCAATTTTTGCACCTTCGATCTGAAGTGAATATGATTTGCGATTAAAATCATCTAAGACTTCTTCTAAGATGCTGACAAAAATGATGTTAATATCTGATGTGTGTTTTAAATGATGCAACAATCTCAATCCATGCCTAGCAAGATCCCCGTAACATCCCCTTAAATTTAACTTACCATTAACATTATTTTCAGGTTGCTTTTCAGCCCATTTCAAGAAGATTCTGCCCATTTCAGTAAGGGAATCAAACATGATAGTCTTGTACTTGCCAAGAAACTTTTCCCTGCCCCCAACAGCTTTTTCTACCTTGTCATAATGTGCTTGGCTGAACCATTCTTTAGAATCTATAATTGCAGGATTAGCCCCACCAATAATAACCGCCAAGTCAAACAATTCTTCTACAGTTCTAACCTTAATTGTATCGCACAATTTATTTTTTACTGATAAATCTCCTGCTTCCATATCGATTAGTAAAACTGGATCTTTAAGATCATTTACTAAGCTTGTTTTGCCTACTCCAGATTTCCCTGCAATCAGCAACGAAATCCCTAAATTTCGTTCCATTTTTCTTTCCTCAAATGTTTGTATTTTCATTTCGACCTTCCTTTAATGTTCCAATTAATTTTACTAAATATTCTAAATCATCATCAGGAAGGTCTTTGCAAAGTTCAGCTATTCTACGAATAGTTAAACTGTTGCTTGTGCAATGTGTTACCATCATCCATTCTCCCTAAACAAAATCTCCAAAATTTCCCCATCCCAAACTGTGGTTGTTCCCTGTTTCACCCTCTCAATGAGATCAGCCAACAATTTCTCATAATTCGCCATTTGAACGTCTGAAAGTTCAATTAACTTTTCATCAATCTTTTTGGCTGAAATAGCCTGATAAGGGCAACTGTCCTGTTGACTTGGGGTATTCCAAACCAACTGGCATAAATAAGTTTCTGCCACTTCAAGCTGTTTTAAAACATGGCTAGGTATAAACACCTTACAGCCATTGTTTTTTCCTGATGCAATCGAACCAAAACCACCGCTTTTTGGTAGCTTAGTTGTTATCACAACAATTTCTTTTAAAAATCCTTTTTCCAGTAGTTTCATGCCCATGCCCCGTTGAATATCAGAACTGCAATAATTACGAAAAGCGGAAAAGTGCATTCGATTATTAGTTCTATTAGTTTCATTTTTTTGTTCCAATTCAGTTATTTTTATTTGATTCTTATTATAATTTATTCCAATTCGATACATAATTCAATCTAGTTATACCTATTTGGTAATAGTAGGGGCAAAAAAAATGCCCCCACTTTTTTGTTTACTCCTTCCCTTAATCAAGTTTTGATATTCCACTTAATACAACCAAATTCCCAACAACTGGCTGACCAAGAATTTGTGAAGCTTCGTGATTTTGTGGTAGGCCATAAATTAAACCTTCTTCATTTACCCAATATTGCTTATCACTATTATTTGTATAAATTTCCTGAATGTAACCGCCAACAAGTTTTTGTACATCTTCAAGTTTCATTTTGCGGTCTGAAACTTTTATAACTTTTGGTTCATTTTCCATTTTTTTCTCCAGTAGTTGATTGATTCGGTAATTAATTATTCTTATGTCTACCATACTGGTAATAGTATGCAACTAAAAAAACCATCATGGTTATTTATTTTTATATCCTTCATAAAGCTTTTTAAAATATGCTCTTTCTTCATCGGTATAAATAAGGCATTGCCTAATATCATTTAAAGTAAATTTTAAAAAACCATTTGGTGAATCAAATTTATTTCTAAACACATCATTTGATTTTGTTGAACTAGCAATATCCGCAATTGTTTCGATAACTACTTTGTCTTTAAGGCAAACGTAAATTTGTCTGCCAATAAGATCTAAAACTCTGCATTTTCCAGTAGGTGATACATCCCAATCTATTTCATCTAAAAGTTCCATGTTACATCCCCTGCCCTTCGTGTCTTTTGTTGTTTCGATTTTTCCATATTCTTTTTGGATTTGTAAGAAGATTTGGATATAAAACTTTTTTATCTTTATTTCTTTTTTTCCAATCTTCAATTCTTTCAAGCTGAAGTTTGGACAAAAGATATGGTATTCCTTTACCACCTTCATCTAAAGATTCTAAATGTATAGCTTCATCTCTATCTACAAGACCATTCATTTCAGCCATCAATTCGTAATAATCTTTACCGCCAAAAACTCCATAACCTTCATAGTTATCTTCTTGCCATAAATTACCTTTATGGTCTTTCATGTAAACTGTAGAAGTTTTTTTTCTCCTATCATATTTAATAGCATCATAATTCCAGATCACTTTATTAGTGTCTTGTGTGTGCCAACTAAAATTTCCCATCATTATTCTCCCTCGCATAAATCAATGTTATAACAAGTATTAATTTGATTCAAATATTCGTATTCGGTGGGGGAGCAACCCCCACCATCATCAGTAGGATTATCGGTATTTCTCAATACCTTTTTCTTTATGAAGATAAATGCCACGATTAACGTCAGCAGTTGTCTTGTATATGATGTGATTGCAGAGTGCGATAACGACACTATCTATATCTATACAAGTCGCAACTGGATCTTTTTCAGTTTCGCCAATACGAAACAGAACATAATCAGGGTCACCCCATTCGCTAACTACTTGTGTTAGCTTTAGATCACAAGCTTGTGCAATCTTTTTTAAATTCCAGTATTGTCTTTTATTACAATTGTCCATAATGAACTCCTTGGTTGGTTGATTGTTTCGAATTATCCTAAAATATCAATTACTAATTTTTCATTTTGTTCGTGAGTTAAAGAATATATTCCTCTGTCTGAAATATTTCTTGCGTCTAAATAATTTCTTCTAAGTCTAGCAAATTTATTCAATTCTATTTGTAAATCTCCAAGATCATCAAAAACTCTGTAGACAGATTTAATAGTTGATAATTCTAATTTATCATCTTCTCTTTTTACCAACTTTAGACCTAAATTTTTTGCTTGTCCTTCTGCACAATACTCATAAACACTTAATTCCTTAATCATTTTAATCTCCCTATTGATTCGATCTCTTATATTTATATTACCAGATTGGTAATCTATGTCAAGTTCCTTATTTTATTGGCTTAAATAAATAATTTGCATTATTTGACCAAACTGGTATTACTGAATTGGAATAACATGGAGCAAAATATTGCAGATTAAGAAATTTTTAGAAAAAAGTGGTACATCTTATTCAGAGTTTGCCAAAAAGGTAGCGGTCACACCAACTTCGGTTTTTCGCTATATCAAAGGTACACGCCTGCCAGATAAAGATACCTTGAAAAAAATTTACAAGGAAACTGGTGGTCAGGTTTCGCCTAATGACTTCTTTTTAGATGAAGAAGATTTAAAGCAAAAAAGCCTACTGGATCGGATTAGAAAAGTTGGGTGGTAGATCCTCTAAAATTAAGGGATCTGGATTTGAAAGGGAAATTGTAGCCCTGCTTAAATCAATGGGATGTAATGCCCAAAGAATACCGCTCTCAGGTGCTTTAAAAGGGGATTATGCAGGGGATATTCGTTTTGGGAAGGCTCTAGGTCTAATTGGCGAGTGTAAGCGTAGAAAACGTGCTTGGAAGGATCTCTACGATGCCATTGCCCAAGACGATCAATCAGATGTTGTTTTTATTCGATCTGACAATGAAAAGCCTTTGGCGGTCATGCCAATGGAAACTTTCGAAACTTTTTTAAAATGGAGCAATCAAATTGAAACATGATCCCGTCAAAAGCCCTGCACACTACACTCAAGGAAAGATAGAATGTCACCAAGCCATCAGAGAAGCCCTTGGAAATGATGGGTACTGCCATTGGTGTATTGGAAATATTTATAAATATCTATGGCGACACAAACACAAAGACAATCCAATACAGGATTTAGAAAAATGTCAGCAGTTTTTGGATATGATGATGCGAGTGAAAAAAGGTAGCCCATATACATAGGCTACCCTTCAATAGTTACGCTTGCGTAATCGAGCAACAAATTCTACCAAGAATTTTTATATTTTTGTCTGACGTGATTTCGCCATAATTTTGATAGTTTGGATTATCTGTTGTCAAGGTCGTTACATCATCGATAGGATTATACTGGGATCGAGCAATAAATGTATCTCCAGTTTTTACTTCAAAAATTAAGATGCCATCAGCTTTGTCATCTGTCATCGATTTGTGAAAAATCACTATGTCGCCCTCTTTAAAGGTTGGAAACATCGTATCTCCCTCAACAATAAACCCAAAATAGTCATCACCCATTTTTAAATCACAGCAAGGAATTTCAGAATCTAAATACACGTTCTTTTTCCCTTCGGTTGGATTAATTAATGGTATTGTGTGGATTGTTGGTTGGTTTAGTTCCCCAACTATTTCGGCAATAGACACATTCAAAACTTGACTAAATTTTCTTAATAGAGGTAAGGTTAGTCGCTGATCTTGATTTTCATATCGTGAAATAGTTGCGGTTGTAGTTTGCATTTTATCCGCCAATTCTCTCTGGCTTAAATCTTTTCTATGGCGTATCTCCCGTAACAAAGACATTTCTTCCCTCATTTTTTGTAGGTGTGTATAGTTGTTGATTTAATCTCTTATAGAGTTCTGAAAGTTGTGCAATGTGAATTTTCTGCCCCTTCCAATAATCTATATTTTCCTGCAAAGTTCCCGTTCTATTGGGGGCATTCGGAGGGTTTGTCCATGCGGACGATCCCTTACTTAATGCTATACTGCCTATTGATTTCAAAAAAATATTGATACCATTTAACCTATTAACGGCAATTCTTTTTGGTAAGGATGCTTTAGAATTTGGTATAGTGGAAAATTTCGCCCTATGACCATTGTAAGCAATTGGATTGTTCATGCTTAAATCAGCCCTTGGGCGTACTTCCCCACGCAAAATTTTTAAATTCGCACTATTCATGCTTTTCTCCCTCGTTAAGTTTCATTTTATACAGACATTAATCAGCCATTAAACTGACCAATATGGTAAGTCTAGTTTTCTTTATTGGAATTTGTCAAGCAGATCTTCGGCTTTCAGTTGCACGTAGCGTAATAAACACCTCTGATCAGCGTGTCCAGACACACACATCATCTCTGGAATGGTAAACCCTTTTTCTGCCAATCGAGAGATCGCTTCATGCCTGAGATCGTGGAATCTAAGGGATTTAATAGGCGGATAGATCTTAGATGCTTGTCCTTTCCATCTTGCCCAAGCCAACCCTAAAGCGGTATTGGTCATGTTTAAAACTGTCAGGTTTTTTTGTTTCTGAAGTTTGCGACAAATTTCTATCGTTTTGCTCGACATAGGAATTTTTCGTCCTCGTTTGGTCTTGGTGATTCGGGCAGGCAGGGAAATCATCCGCTTGTCAAAATCAACCATATCCCACGTTAAAGAGGACAGTTCATTTCTCCGCATGGCGGTTTCAATCGCCAGATCCACCGCTTCGATAATATTACTTTCTCGTGGACGTAAGGCATGGGTTTTCATTAAAGCTTGTCGGTCTAGTTGCGTCATTCTACGATCTCTTTTGACATCCGCATTTTTAATGGGAACTTTTTTAAAGACCTTGGTTTTAAAACCGCCCAGTTTCAAAGACGCTTTTAGAACCTGAAATTCTTTGACAACTGTGGCAGGCTTAATCCCCTCGTTTAATCGTTTCATTAGAAAACTTCTTAGATGATTCGCATTAAAATCGTCTACTTTTAACTCAAAGAAATACGGGCTGACGACATTGGCCTTTCTGGAGCGGATGTAGTCGGTCTGCTTGGCAAACGTGTTTAAAAGTTCGGGTATGGTAATCATAAGTTTGTCCTTTTTTATAGGTTTAAAAATCGAAAATGGTGGGTGGTTGGTTCACATCGATCCCTACAAAAAGGCATCTGGAGCGGGCGATGAGATTCGAACTCACGACATTTACCTTGGCAATGCGAAAAAGCATTGATCGACACTTACCACTACCATTAGAAAATAAATTTAAGTTTTCTCCTTTTATTAGAAATTTTTCTTTACTTTCTTAAAAAAAACTTTTCTAATAATGTTACTTTGAAAAAAGTTTTTTCTAATTAGACCCTCCATTCCTGCTGATCAATTTTCTTTCTCCCTTGGTCAGCAGGAAATAATATTAACCAACTAAATCAAAAGAATCAACCAATGACAGAATTATCAAAAAAAATAGGATCGATCCTAAAACAACATCGACTCGCCAATGATCTTTCCCAAGAAGAATTATCCCAAAAAATTGGCGTAAGTTTTCAGCAAATACAGAAATATGAAAAAGGCACATCAGGAATTTTGATGGAACGCTTTTTTGAATTGGCAAAAGCATTAAAGTTTACGCCAAGTGAAGCTTTAAAAAAGATTGAAGGATCACATACACCAGAAGTGGAACTAAGTCGTGAAACAGTTGAAATTCTTAAAAATTATAAACAACTGAAAAGAGAACATCAAAACGCAATTTACACAATGATTAGAACCTTGGCGAATTGATGATAGGATCATTACTTTCTTCTCTTGAAACCCCAAATGCTCCGCCTAACCCACCGCCTGTGGTATTTGTTTCAATTCCTTTTGGATCAAGCATCGATTTGTCGTAATTAATTTTCGTAGCACCACGAAGACTTGCAATATTTTTGTATTGTGTGTTTAAGGCAGGAGCAACCAAAGCAAGTTTCTGACCGCCAAGTGATGCCCACATGAAGTAAAGTAAAGATGATCCACTTCTGGAAGTGTTTTTGGCTGTGTCTGTAGCTTGTTTCGCCACCTTTGCGAATGAATCAATTCTTGTCAGCATTTCTTTGCCAAACAGAATGTTCATACTATTAGGGGCTTGATCTTTCAGTTTGTCATATTTTTTTGAAAATGTTGCTCCTGAAAAATTATCCTTAGATGTTCTACCCATATCCATAATTTTAATAAAAGCTTCCTGTTGAATTTTGTTCCATTCTTTTTCAGGCAATGCTTTTTTTAAATCTTCCAACGCTCTGTAAAAATTTGGTTTAGAAGACCAATTAGATGCACTCATGGATAATATTTTGTTTGCAACAGATTTCCCGTCTTCATCCAATCTATCCCCAGTTTTGCTCGTTAAAACCTTTAGGATGTTGTTTTTACCACCCCATTTTTGTGAGAAATTTTTATAATTATCAATTGCAGTAAACCATTTTTTCACGCTATCGCTGACAAGCTCCATCGATCCTACTCTTGTACTGTCCTCTGCAAATTTTTTATTAATGTAATTATTAAGAAAATCATCTATTGTATTAATAACTTCTCCAGATGCCCCTTTGTCTGACAATTGACCATCTTTTGCAGTTTTTGTTAAAACTTGCCTTAATGAAAAAATTTCACCTAAAGAGTCTAAATCTTTTAATTGCTCGACATATTGAGTAGTTTGTGGTGAGTTAATTTTGTCAAACCCAGACTTCTTTAAGGATGTTTCCACAGAATTAAACATGGTAGATAAATCATCATAATCAACCATTACAGGATCTAATTCTCTTGCGTCATCATACAATTGATTGGCTTTTGCTTTTTCTAATTTCTTTGCTTCAACTAAAGCCTGCTGAATTTCTTCTCCACCTTCACCCCTTTTAATGACAGGATTGCCACTTGCCATTCTTTCCTGCATCGTTCCTATCACAGCCCCGTCAGAATCTGATCCACCAATATTCGCCTTGATCGCATCAATCTGCTTATTTCTAAGACTTTCCATTGCTGTCTTTCCTAAACCTTCATTTCCAAAAACACCATCTTCAATTTGATTTTCAAAAACTTGTTCAGCTTTGTTCCCTGACATTTGCCCTCTGGAAAGCGGAATTGGAACATCTAAATTTTGGGACATTCCAAATGAACTTGCTGTTTGCGGTTCAACTTGTTTTGTCACCAGTTCATTCATTTTTTTAATAACTGCCCCTTTAATCCCTGCAATTTCCTCACTTGAATAACCCATTTCTCTTAGGGCATTCCTGACTTCTGTGCGTAAACTGCCATTTTGTGAAAAGATCGCCCCTGCCTTACTTAATCCTGCTCTAGCAAGGTTTAAAATAATCTCTCCACCTTTTTGAAATGTTCCACCAAAAAAACCACCTAGAGCAACATCTTGGGGGATTGTCCTTTGGATTTTTTCATCCCCTTCTCCGCCAATATCCGCACTTCTAACCCCTGCTTCGCCTAAAACACCACCACTCGTGCCACCTACCAAAGTTCCACCTGTAAACCCCGTTACAGGCAACCCAATAGCTTTTATCGCTTTTGTTACTGGAATTGTTGCTAGAATGGCTGTACTTGCTTGTAAAACATCTGTTTGATCTAAACCAGTTGGATTGGGATAAAATGTGTAATCTTTCATTTTTCCTTTTTCGTCAGGCATTTTCCAAGTAATGGTCATGTTCCCTGATTCATCTTTTCCAAATTTTGTATCTTTGTGAATGTTTGAAATAGCTGTTTTTCTTTTTTCATCCACCATTGGAACTGTCAGTTGAAGTCTTAACTGTTTTAACTTTTTATCAAATTCACCTGAATAAGTTTTTAAAACTTGTTCTTTTAAATTTCCCTGTTCGTTAATGTTGGTCATTCTTTCTTTAGCCAGTTCCGCACTATCTTCACTTGTGGCTTCTAAAAAGATTTGTTTGTAAAAATCCTGAATATTTGTTGCATCAGAATCTGGTCTTCCAAATTGATTTTTAAGATCTTTTAAAACCATGTTATGACTTACTGGCAATTCATCAATCGTTAATATATTTGGATCTCTATTTTCAGCAGTAACAAAATCACTTACAGATTTTGCTATTTCCCCTGCTTTTGTTTTTAAAGATTGAAAAAATCCTTCTTCTTCTAAATCAGTATTTTCTTCTGAACCACCGCCAGATAAAATTTCAATTTTTGCTTTTTTTGGATCAAATCCATGTTTGTTTTGTAAATGTTCAGAATTTTTTATTTGATCAATAGTAACATTATCGTTTGATAAATATATAACTTTGTCATTTATTGAAATTTGAGTACCCATTTTACTATCCTTCTAATGAATCTACTTCTGGAAATATTGGATTATCTTCTGCAAAACTATACGCCCAAACATCAAAAGCATTTAATCCACCTTCATAATTTTTCATAGAACCATTCCAACTTCTTCTTTCGCCACCTCTTAGGTAATTTTCCATTTCTGTTTTCATTACAAGTTTTCTCTTAATTGCTTCTTTCATGTATTTAATAAGATCACGATTACCTTTAATAGAATTACCAATATAAGGGGCTTGTTCAGTAGTAAATTTTCGATCACCATCAGAAAAGCCAACGCCTAAAGATCCACCCATAATGCCTAAAATAATACGATTAGAAAAAGCTTGGAAGTTTTCAGTATTAGCAATGATTTGATTAGTTGCATCATTAGTAAGACCTAATTGTTCAGCAATTCTATAAGTACCTAATTTGAGGTTAGCACCACCACCAGTAAACAAACCATCATCTAGCAATGATTGCATTAAATCTAATTGCTGTTTTTCATCAGCAATATTAGCGTTGGCTAGTGAATATTCCTTGTATCTTTCTACATCAATATTAAATAATTCTTTATCACGATAATTATCATCAACAATATTCGTTCCTGATTTATTTCTAAGAAAAGAACCATATTCCATATCATCTGGTATTAAGCCTGCTTCTTTAGCTTGTAGATATTCTCTTACATTTGTTGCAATTTTTGTATCCCCTTTAATATATCTTAAAGCTTCACCACCATCTATTTGACCCAATCGCATCATTTCAGCTAATTCAGTTTGACCCATTCCTTCTAAAATATCAGCAGTACGATTTTGCTTTTCCATTTGCTGTTGCAACAGCCTACCTTCATTCATCCTACTAGAATATTGTGGATCTGGATCTAAAGTTAAGCGATTGGCTAATGTTCCTATCCTTCCCATCATATCCCCAAAATTATCAGGATTTGATACATAGTTTTTAAACTTACCAATAAATGTACTGTTATCTTTGTTTTCCATGTCGTCACCACTATTGCTCATATTTTTGTAAATTTGATTTTTATCTATAAAATTTTCGTATTCTTTTATTTTTTTGTCATTAAATTTTTCTTCTCCACTTCGATAATCCATATCCCCTTCAATGCCTGAAAAGTTTTTTAAAACTTGATTGGCATTTGTAAGTCTGGATTCTTTATTTTTTTTGGTTTTTCTTGAAAAGAGATAACTGGAGTCCACAAGCATAGTAGCGTCATTCACATTCTTAGATGTTTGAAGTTTATCCCAAGTGCTTCTAAATTTATTTCTTAGTTCCCAATCGGTAAAAAGAACTTGTGTTCTTATGTCATTTGGATCTAAATTTTTTTCTTTAGCAAAAGTTTTTAACCATTGGATTCTAGGGCTATCCCATCCCCCTGCCCCTTCCTTTTTAGAGTCACGCCATTGAAAAATACCAAAAGAACTTGACCCCTGTGAATCTGCGTCATCTTCATTAACAGCAGTTGGTTTAAGGTCTGGAAAACTTTCGGTCATGGCATTCCCTACAAGGGCAGATGTAGCAATATCTGAATAGCCAAGATCCTTAAACATTTTCCAAACTAAATTTACATTATCCGACATTGCCATGAGAAAAAAACTCCCTATAAAAACAGCAACTCTAAGGCGTACCACCGCCACTACTCCACCCTTGTTGCATTCCTTGAGTAGCTTCACCTAGACCAGTTAGCCAATCCCACAACGTCAGACTTCGCTTTTGAGTCGATGATGACGGGGCAGTAGCTGTGATTGGTGAAATGCCACTTAAAAGAGTTTGCAGGGCATTGTATGGTTGATTGATGTATCCTTCAACTTGTGCATTTTCACCATCAAGTATCGCTTGATTTAAAGCTTGCACAAAAGCACCTTGCTGAGCTTGCTGATTGTTTAAAGTATTTGCTTGGTTAAAACCTAGATTTGCCAAAGCACCAAGACCAGATGATGCCCCAATTCCTTGCTGATTAGCTGTTAAGCCTGCCCCTTGATTGGCTAGTCCTGCCTGTAAATTGGTACTCTGATTGGCTAATCCTGCATTTAATCCTGCTGTCTGATTTGCTAGATCCGCATTTAATCCTGTAGTAATGTCAAAATTACTATTTTGCAAAGCCTGATTATAATTAGCTTCATTTAATTTACTTGCCATATTCGTTGCTAGTTCACCAAATTTTGCGTTTTGGATTCCCTGCTGAACCCCGAATCTACTGCCCCCAAATGCATTTTGAGCATCAGCTTGGTCTGCTATTTGCTGTTGAGCAATCTTATTGGCATCACCCAAAGAACTCATAGTATTATCAATAACATTTTGCGTGTATGGATTAAGATATTGATCCATGTTTCGATCTTGAACTGATACATTATTTGGCGTTACTGTCGTTGCCGAAACATTCATAGGCGTATAATCGATGCCAGATTGAAGACCAGTTCCTGCGTTTTGCATTCCCGTTGCTACTTGTTGATAAGCGTTGTTTCCAGTTCCTGCCATAATTTCACCTATTTTTGTAGACTATTTAAAAAGTTAATGGTTGGGTCATCCCCCGTTACGGGATCAATAAACATATTTTCAATCGCCTGATATTGGGCAGGACGATCACGTTGCATCGTAGCAATCAATTCATCTAATCCTGAAGTAGTTGTGTATCCTTCGATCCCACTTTCACTTGTTGTTGTTTGTGGAATGTTTGACATAACATCAGAAGTTGGTAATCCAAAAGCTTCTAAACCTTGATTTGTCCCTCTCATGCTATTCAAAGTTTGATCTGTTACGCCTGCGATTTGAACGCCTGTGCGTGGTACATACCCTAACTTACTTAGATAATTTGTCATTGCCAAAGCGTCTTTTTCAGCTTGTACAATGTGTTCTGGCTTGTTCTGTGTCGTTGTCCTTGTACCCGAACTTCCAAAAATTCCACCCATTATAAGTTCCTTTCCATTTTAAAATGCTGAATATTAAAGCCAAATTCAGGTAAAAGTTTTGTCCACCCTTTTCGCCCTAAAATGGTCATGGTTTCACACCCCATTTTTTTGCCAAAAAGACATAACGCTTTTTCCATTTTCTTTAATTGTTTAAAGCCAGTTCCCTTTTTCAAACCAACTAGAAAAATATTTAAACTTTTCTTTTGTGGATGAACGACAATTTCTGTAATAACAATGCCATTGTCATCAGCTTGCCAAGCCTGCATATCTCCTGAAGCTACCCCCTTTTGAACATCTTCAAAAGAATGCGTATTGCCACAATGCTTCAATGCACGTTCAATATATTCTTTGTATTCTAAAAGCATCAACCATACGTTCCCTGCCCATATAGTCCAGAATTATATGCTACCCCTGATCCGCCTGACCCACTTGAAGCTGTAAGTGCAGATGCGGATAAATTACCTGAATTATCAACCGATAGTCTATAAGCTGAACCATTTGAACTTGTTAAAATAATGTCTGTATTTCTTTTTTGGTTGTTTAGGTCAGCTTGTTCAATTTCTTTGTTTCTTTCGTATTCATATTCTACATTATAAACAGATGGTGGTTCTGCCAGTTTCATCTTCCACCCCCTGCTTTACCTTCCAATCGGAAAGTCCCAATTCTAAAATCAGAAGGTTGTGATGTATTCGCTTCAAATCTAACTTTAACTTGTTTGCCAGAAACCCTAATTGGAGTCGGGTTGGTAGATGAAAAAAAGTTTGGGGAACTGCTTGGATCTGGATGGGTTGTTTCTGTAGATGTAGGATATAATTTAGATTTTAATTTTATATTTACATCCCCAAGATTTTGTTCATCTGGAATTAATTTTGTAATATGCAGGATTTTATCTTG